AATGCAACCAGGGATTAGAGACACTAACGCAGTCTCTTGGAATCAAGATCAAATGAATGTTTTCCAAGCAAGGGCAGCAGGAGCAGCAACAAATGCTATCAATAGTATAGGTGATGGGAAATTTGCAGATGCTTTTAAAGGTCTTATCACAGATAGCAAAGCATTTGCCGATGATCTTTTAGCAACGGAAGGTCTTGGGGCATATATTACAGCATATTTTGCTGGTCAAGCAGTTGGCGCAAATGTGATTACAAGAACAACTGGTGCAGTTTTAAATAATAATCTTGAAATGCTTTTCCAAGGTCCATCACTTAGAACATTCTCATATAACTACACGTTTACTCCAAGAGAACCAGCAGAATCAAATAATATACGAAATATTATAAGAGTATTGAAAAAAGAATCTGCCGTACAAAAAGCAAACACTGGACTATTTTTAAAATCTCCAAATGTGTTTGATTTACAGTACATCTTTGGGGAAACTGGAGCACCTCATCCATTCTTAAACAACATCAAAACTTGTGCCCTAACAAACATCACTACTGATTATACTCCCGATGGATCTTACATGACATATCCAGATGGATCAATGACATCATATAATCTCAGTCTAACATTCTCAGAACTCGAACCAATCTATAGAGACGACCAAGAAAAAGCTAGCGGTATGGGGTACTAAAAATGGCATTAAGACCTTACTTTAGACAAGTTCCTAACTTTGATTACGTCAACGTAAACCCAAGTAATGATAGTGTTAGAAACTATATCACAGTAAAAAATCTCTTTAAAAGAGGACAAATCAGAAGCGAGATTTTCAAAAACGTCAACTATTTTACTAAGTATTTTATAGTTGGCAACCAAAGACCAGATAACGTGGCATATGATCTGTATGGCGAATCGACTTTGGATTGGGTAGTTTTACTATCAAACAACATCTTAAACCTACAAAATGAATGGCCACTACCACAAGAAAGTTTTGATGAACTGATGCTAAGAAAATATGGTAGTTATGAAAATCTTTATAAAGTTCATCACTATGAATCAATAGAACAAAAAGATGAGACTGGTACAGTAGTGTTTCCTGGTGGTCTTCATGTAGATAGAACTTTTTCTATGGAATACTATTCGACTAGAGATGGACAGGTTCTTAAAGAAAATATTACAGTACCAGTGACAAACTATGAATATGAGACAAGAATAGAAGAGAAAAAAAGAACCATATTTACACTAAAACCAAAGTATCTTACTACTCTATTTGATGACATTGAAGAAATAATGGAATATAAAAAAGGTTCTGAACAATATGTGTCCAGAACCCTCAAGAAAGGATTTAATGCTAAACTATTTGATTAAAAATCATCATTTGCTAGAGCATTAAACATTGCCATTGCATCATCTTCATCTTTATCAACCATAGAAGATAGATTAGCAAGTTCTCGCTTCATGGTTTCAGGTGGTTCGGGTGCTCGGGCAGAACGGGCAGCTTCTTCTAGTTGCTCCATTACGTTATCAGTCTTAGTGGTTTTGGGGGAGAATGCTTCATATTTTTCCTCTTCATCAAAAGACTGAGACTTAGGCGCAACCTTACCAACTCCAAGAACTACATTTAGACGCTTTTCGAGATCGTCATAAGACTTGAACTTATCGAGAGCAACCAGTTCTTGGAGAGAATACTCCTTATTCCAGATTGCTTCCAAGGCATCATCATCATCCAGAAGAGCAGATGTTGCAGCGAACTCAGACTTATCATAGTTCCAATAACCATCAACTTTTGCCAGTTTCAGTTTGAAGTTGGCACCTTGCCAGAAGTCGAATGGATCGATTGCTTCTTCATCTTCAAACTCTGGTTGCATAGCAGCAAGAATCTTATCATGAATCTTCTTGCCGAACTTATAGAGGAACACTTTGCCCTCGTTTTCTGGGTGAAGTGGATCCTTAACAACGTAAATATTAGAATAGTAAGACAGTTTACGCTTACGATTACGTGCGATATTTTTATCAGACTCTAGACCACTGTTCCATAGTTTGTTATTTTCTGCACAAACTGGACACTTTCCTCCGTTAGTAGTCAGACAGTTGTCAATCAACCAACCACCAGGACCTTGGAAAGCATGACTGAAGACTTTTGCCCATGGCATGTCTTCACCTTCTGGTGCAGGTAGAAAACGGATTACGGCATAACCAGTACCACCTTTGTCCATTTCTGGTTTCCAAAAGCGGTCATCAACAGAACCACGGGCGGAACTTTTTTCAACTTCTTTAACAAGTTTTTCAGTAAGAGTTCCTAGACGGGACTGTTTTTTTAGGGTTTCAAATGACATGTGAACCTCGTATTTTTGTAAGTATTTGGCCTGTTTGGGTTTGCTTTGGTGCGGATTCCCTAGCCGCATAAGAATAGTGTATTAGTGATCGGTGTGCTTGTCAATGTCCTTCTTCATCTGGACTAGTGCTTTTTCCATGTTACCAAACATGAATGAAATGTCAACCCCTTCGTCCAGACCCATCAGTTTAGCAGACTCAATGATTTTATTTTTAATATCCTGTGCTTCTGGATCATCAGAAAGACTCATACGAGTATACAATACTCTCTGTTTCTCCAGCAACTTTTGGAGGAGTTCAACATGATTAACTTTCTGTTGTTTATCCATCCTATAAAAGTTAAACACATTTCTGTAAAGATCTTCCTGAAGTTCAGAGATCTCTGCTAGTTCTGCCCTAACAAGATCAGAATCGAAAAATGTCATTCTAAACACTCCTTTAAAATACGTTTAAACTTAAATATATCAATATGTATAAATGATGAATACTTTTTGATCTTGAGAGAAACAAACTGCCATACTGGATCAGTAAGTTTTTTGTCAAATCTTTGTCTGAAG